TTATATGGTCGAACAGACTTTTTCTTTTTATCGAAGATTTTTTTCCACTTATCTTCCCACTCATCTTGAGTTATTCCCCTTCTTAATTTATCACCTTTTCCAGCACCAGTATCTTTCTTACTCATCACCTTTTGGCATCATCTTATCCGGAACTTTACCACAGTTACCACAACTGAATACTTCTATCGGAATCATAGCTTCTTGTCCTGTTGGTGACATTAGAGGTGATATTCTTCTTATGAAATAAGCTTTTATAAAAGAATAATTACCACAATCATCACACTTTATTGATTCTGTATCTTCAATATGTATTTCTTTTTGTGGTTTCTTTATTGGTTTCATTGGTTTTGTACTCATTTTATTACTCCTAATAATTCTATTAACATAGCCATAGCATTTATCTCTTTATCTGGCACTTGACCATCTGATAATTCATACCTAGCTATAATCAGAATACATTCTGCGACATGACCTTTACCCCAATCATCTACATCATCATATAACAATCTAAACAAATCAGCAAAATCTGTAATCTTGTTATC